GGCGGCCTCAGTCCGGAACAATTTGAAAACCAGAACCTCGCTTAGGCCTGTGTCCATATTACGTGGGTAGGATCAGTACTCACCGGATACGATCATAGTCACATCGAACGCGATTCTTGCGGTGCAGCAGTTTTATTTATTCATTTTCTGTGAGAGAAGGGCAAGCTCTATAGAGGGAATGTAAAAAAGAGTGCTCCGAATGGAGCACTCTTTAAGAAATTATAACGGAAAATCACAGGTTTTTATAACATGTCGCATAAGCAAACCCAAGCTTTTCAAATACGCTTTGATCACCTGTTGCCAGGGAAACTACGTATTGTTCGCTTGAGTTTGCGGGACTAGATGACCAATACATATTTGATTGAAAACCAGCGTCAGTCGTGTAATGCCCCATATCTCCCCATTCACTGTACAGTGACCCGATGCCTCGGGAACTACTGTGGTTTAAATAGTTTGCTCTGGGGAGCGTGTAGCCATTGCTGCTGCAAAAATTTTCAGCAAGGCTGTATATCATGAAAGCCTCGCCGGCGTTCACCCACCAACTCTTCACACGGATTTCGTATACATAGCTAGGGCCTCCTGATTTTGGCGTCGCCGTAATCCTTTCCCAATTGCTGCCGACATTTTTAAATGTCACTTTACCGGTAGCATCAACATCGACCCAGGAGGCAGAGCTTGAAAACTCATAATCAGCCGCCGTTTTTCCTGGGGCAAAGTTGTCATTATTCAACTGATAATACGCCCCGGTGAACCCCTGCGAAGGGAATGTAGTTGTCGGTAGGTCAGTACCATTGACTGATACTGTACCGCTCATTATTTTGTCTTCTGCGCGAGTGAATTGTATTGTGGTACTCAGACCAGCTTGATGAACACCATTCAATACAGGGATCAGCGTTGCGATACCCTCTCCGCCGCTTGTAACAGTGGCTTTGTAATCACCGTTGATATTTAGACTGTAATCAATTGCGCTAATTTTTATATAGGGCACGTTAGTACCTGATTGCACAAATTCCATCCCTTCAGAAACTTTGATCGGATTGCCTGATATATCGTGCAGAACAAGACGTAATTCAGCACTATCGGTATAGTCCCCTTTCAGTGATGACCGATTGCTCTTAAGGACGGACTGCGAGGTGTCTGCCGGGCCAGCCACCAGCGTTATATCTACTGTTTGCATTCCACCAGCGGTCGTGACTGCGCTTACCGTGACGCTACCTGTCATCGCTCCTTTCACGCTTGTTGTCGCGATTCCGTTTTGATCGGTCACCGCTGTTAATGACGTTAATGTGGCAGAGCCGCTTTTTAAGGCGAAGTACACAGTGAGACCTTCGATCAGGTTACCACTGCCATCCTCAACCGTTGCCTTTAAGGTACTTAAATCACTGTTGGTGGCGGCGATAGTCGATGGATCAGCGATAAAGCTAGCAACATGTGCGGTGCTTGAGTTGTCAGTGACTTTCACGGTTGTCTGTGTCTGTATTGTTACGCCGTTATGGAACGATGCAGTCACCGTATATGTACCGACTTTATTGCTGGTCAGAACGACCGGAGCCTGACCTGAAGAGTTAGTTCTCACTTTTCCGCCACTTAACGTCGCCCCTTCTGGCGTTACGCTAAAGTTGATGACCTGACCCTCCACTGGAGTGCCATTTGCAGAGGTTAGCGTTGCCGTCAGAGTAGTGCCTGTAGGGGCATAGACACCGATAAGCGGACTGGACGCCGTGAGTGTCAGTTTTTCATCAATAGCCTCCAGTTGTTTCTCAAGTGAGGCTCCATTCGCCAGGGATGCTTTCACCATATACGAACCGTTTCTTTCGGGCGTCATGGAGACCTCGGCTATACCATGCGTATCAGTAGAGACAATATTTTGGCTGATGGTCATGTGCTCTGGTGGCTCTGCACTGAATGTTACAGATTCATTAAGAATCGGGTTGCCAAACTGGTCGTTGACGTGAGCTTTAACTGCTACGTCTTGTGCGACCATTAGCTGACCTTCAGGTATCTCCAGACTGGTAATCGTTGCAGAATTAATATCTGCTTTTGCATTCAGTAATCGCGATATGACTTCAGTAGGTTTATCTGCCAGAGAGGCTGAAACTGTTTTCAGTCCGACTTCGGTGCTTGTCACAAGAATTTCAGCGAAACCCTGATCATCCGTTTCAACGCTGGTGCTGCTTAGCGTGACGGAGGTTCCGCGGAAATTAACTTTTATGCCTTCTACCGGGTTGCCGTTAGCGTCAGTGACGCTTGCAGTCATGGTCGCGCCCTCGGTCGTGCTGACGACGAATGAGTATACAGAGGTTAAGGAGGCTAGTGTTGCGGTACCAGCATCGGCAATCAAAGTCACCTGTTTCGTATCACTGACACCATAATTGTTCACGCTAACTGTCACGGGGTAGGTGCCGGATTTTGTACCGCTCAGTGTAACTTCAGCCTTGCCGTTGATATCAGTAATGGCGGAACCGCCTTGTCCGAGAGTGAAGCTTGCGCTCACGTCTGCCGGTAGCGTGAATGTCACCGCCTCATTGGCTAACGGGTTGCCGTTTCCATCAGTGACTGTTGCCTGAAGTGTGGTCATCCCAACGTTATTGGCGATAAAGTTGTCCTCGGTAACGTTAAGATTAACCTGCGCACTGAGCGTATCCGCAATAAAGTTCACCACCAACTGCTCACTCTTACCGCCAGTCATCGATGCTGTAACAGTATGAGCGCCTGCTTTTGTACCTTTCAGCGTGACTTTCGCTTTGCCTTCAGCATCAGTAATCGCTTTACCGCCATCGCTCAGCGTGAAGTTCGCCTTCACATCTTCCGGCAGAGTAAATGTTACTTCAGTGTTGGCTATCGCATTGCCCTCTGTATCAGCGACTGTTGCTGTTAGTGTCGTGAGATCGTTATTGTCGGCAATCAACGGATCCTTCGAGGCTGCCAGCGTGATTTCGGCATTCGCGACGTTCGGCACATAGGTCACTGTTTGTTGCATCGAATCGCCATTTTCGAGGGTTGCCGTCACTTGATAAACCCCGGCTTTTGTAGCGGTAAAGCTTGCGTAAAAATTGCCGTCGTGGTTGGTAGTATATATAGCGTTATTACTGGGGGTCACGCCTTCACTTGGTGATACTCTGAGGGTTACCTCCTGCTGGGGTACACCGTTGCCGTAATTATCCTTCACCTCAATATACAGATTGGTAGTGTCGCCTGCGGAGACTGTATCAAAAAGTGCCTGTAGCAAGGTGAGATGTGCCGTAGACGCATCAGCGTTGACATTAATTGATGTGCTAAGCGTGGAGCTACCATTTTCCAGACTGGCCTCAACGGTATCCGGTCTCGCTCCTGATTCTATCGAGGAGCGGGTATTGGTATAAGTGACGGTAGCCTTACCCTGTTCGTTCGTTACGGCTTGGCCGCCATTCGTCATTTCGGCAGAGTTTGTTCTGCTGGTGAAGTTCACAGTCACACCTTTCACCGGAAAGCCATTATTATCAACGACTGTGGCGGTGATGACGCTGCCGGAGCTGTTCTGCGGGGTACCGGCGATTATGCTGTCTGGGACAGGCGTCAACTCGATAATTTTTGCCGCTGCTGTGTCGCCAATAAAATGCACAGTTTTGTTGTCGCTGGCACCATTATTAGCCAGTGATGCAGTGACCGTCTGCTCACCAAAGGCAACGCCTGCGAGAGTGGCCTGCGCGATGCCAGACTCATTGGTATTACTTACTCCCGGGGTCAGGGTGAGTCCTGAAGAGGCTGAGCTGAATGTTACCGGAAGATTATTCACCTCATTGTCGAACTGATCTTTAACCGTTGCAGTTAGCGTTGCGTTATCGACGCCATTACCTGTGATCTCATCTTTTGACATCTGCAGGACAACCTGAGCCGAGGTTTTGTCCGCCACAAATGTTACCGGCTGCGAATCACTGGTATTGTTATTACCCAGCGTTGCGGTAACCGTATGCGTACCCGCTTTTTTACCTTTGAGCGTGACATGCGCTTCCCCATTGGCTTGGGTGATGGCAATGCCGTTATTTTCGAGGGTAAAGTTTGCCGCCACGCCCTGTGGCATGGTGAAGTTCACCGTTATTCCCGCCACCGGATGATTCGACGGATCTTTCACTGTTGCTGTCAGAGTTGTCTCATCCACGCCATTCCCAATGATTTCCGCTTTCGATGTTTGCAGAACGACAACCGCTCTGTCTTTATCCGCCACAAACGTCATTGGCTGTGTATCGCTGACATTGCTGTTAGCCAGACGAGCCGTGATCATATGCGTGCCCGCTAACGTGCCGGTCAGGGAGGCGATTGCAGTCCCGTTGCTATCCGTCATGCCTTTTCCGCTGTTGCTAATCGAGAACCGACTTGCGACGTCGTTTGGCACAGAGAAGGTGATTTCTTTATCTTTTAATGGGTTGCCATTTTTATCCTGCAAGGTTGCAGTCATATGTAGCGGAGCTGTGTTGGTGACGGTGATATCACCTGAAGGCACACTGAGGGTCAGGGCAGCAGTACTTTGATCACCGATAAAAATCACCTGTTGATTAGCCTGAGAACCAGAGCTCACAGAGGCCGTAACCCTATAATCACCATTTTTCAAACTGGTCAGCGTAGCTGTGGCGATCCCGTCGTGGCTATTCACTTCTGTTTGGCTCAGTTTCGCCTCTGCTGAATTAACATTGAAAGTGACCTTGACGTCATTGAGCAGGTTGCCTTTTGCATCCCGGACTGTCGCGGTCATTGTGGCGCTATCATTGCCGTCAGCGACCACTTCATTTTTCGACTTCTGCAGCTCAACCTGCGCGGTACTCGAGTCGCCGACAAAACTGACGATTAACGTTTGTTTCACGCCATTTTCAAGGGTGACTTCAACCGTGTTGTCTTCCTGCTTACTACTTTTCAGATCAAAAGTCGCCAGACCATTAACATCCGTTTTTGCGGTGTTTTGATTGTTGAAGGAAGTTGCCGATCCGCTTAATACCGCAAACGTGACGGTATGATCATTGATTGGGTTGCTTCCTTCATCAGCGACATTGACCGAGACGGTGTTTGCTGCATTCTCATTGGCGAGCACACCATTATTGCTGGCAGATAATGTCGCAATTTTTGCTGACTGCGGGTTGGCGTCGATGATAAAACCAGCGGTATGCAAATCTTCATTCCAGTTTTGCATTAATAGCTTCGCAGTAAGCCCACTGCCTTTGGTATAGGCGGTATAGGTTGCCTTATAGACGCCATCTGCGGTTTCTTTCCAGTCTGTAGTGACACCAGGTTTCACGTTGTCGATGCTGACTGCGTTATTCAGTTGCTGTTTTTGCTCCTTAACAGGTTTGTCATTTTCATCTCTCAGTTCTACCGTCACCTCGATAGGATTGCCGGAGAGATAACGGTCTTTATCAATTTTAATTGACGAGTGAGTTCGGGATGACGAAATAGAAATGATATTCACCACGGCGGGGGCTTTAGCCGCATCCACACCATTCAGCTGTGGCATCAGCGTCAGCGTGCCAGACATCGCTCCTGTGGTCAGGATCTGGGTATAGCTTCCGTCACCATTATCTTTCCATTCAGAAAGGGTGATGTCCTGAACACCTTCGTGACGCGTCGAGAGCACCAGCCCGACAACAGGATTACCTGCTGCATCATGCGCAATAAAAGTCAGTGTGGCGGTTGAATGGGAATCCGCGTTCAATGTTTGGGTACTTAACGATACCGAGGAATCTTTCTGGCTTAGCGTAGGTGCCTGAACGACCACCATGCTCTGTTCACGATTCGACAAATTGCCTTTGACATCTTCGGCGGTGACTTCAATCGGCCAGGTGTTATCGGTTTCTGGCGTACTGGTGAACCGGTAAGCCGGCAGGGTAACCAGAATATCTTTACCCGTTGTGACCACTTTGCCACCGGCAGCTTCCAGAGCGGTGGCTTCGACGTTATAGCCTTTCAGGGCATATTTGGTTTGTAGCGACGAAACCAATGATTTCACTTCTCCTGACTTCCCTGACACGGGGTCTGTCAGGGTCAGGCGAACCAGTTCTTTTTTGCGGTATTCCAGAACGATGTTGTTGTTGCGATCCACCAGATCATAACGGCTGCCTGCAAGGCTACGCCGTGCAGCGACTTCGTTCGGGTCAAGCTGTTTCTGCATTGCGCTGCCAGGTTGCCAGGTAAAATCGACGGCAAAACGGGTGTCATTTTCGCCCTGTTTACCCTGGCGTTGCTCCGCGCTGAAGGTCATCAGCGGGAAGGGGGTATAGTTAAGTCCAGCGGTTATGGCATGAGGATTACTTTGCCGATCGTCTTTATCGAACAGGGCCACTTCATCGCCATAATACTGTTCATAGACCAGTTTACCGCCAAGGTGCGGCCAGGCGGGTAGCCAGCCTTCTGCGCGTACATCCCAGCCATTGGCCGGGCGGGCTTCATAATCGTTGTCCAGCTCAGGTGCGCTGCGCCAGTTGGTCAGTCGCAAATAGCCGTTACTGCTTAATTTTAGATAGTCGCGCCAGTACTCCGCGCCAATGCCGGCGCGGGAGTGGTAACGGCTAAGATCGTGGTCGAAAAAGAAGTTGATGCCCGACATCCATGTGGGAGTGAAATGACGCCAACCTAAGCCGTTGTTAATCTGCGTACGCTCGTCAGTACGATGGAGAGTATGCTGACTGAAAAAGAGATTATCAGGCGTTTCATACCACGGATGGAGAAAATCGAACTGGGAGTTCTTCAGGCTAAAATCTTCATCCACGCCCAGCGTGATTCTTGCGGTACCGAAGCGGCTTAACCAGTCTGTCATTGCGCCTGAAGCCTGAGAAGAGGCCCATCCACGCGCCATATTTGCCGCTTGCTCGCTGTTCATATCTTCGGCGAGCAGAGACCCGATTTGCTGTGAAGTACTGGCTATCTGTTGCTCAAGGTTGCCACTGCTATTACCCGGTGGCGGGGTTAAATTATTTTCACTAACTTGTGCCGGGACATCCAGTTCATCACCCTGGCGGACATTATCAAAACCTCGAGCAAACGTACGAAACTGGTTGAGTTTGCGTAACTCAGCCACCGAAATACCGAAGCGTTCGGCAACGCTTTGGGCCGATTCCAGCGCTCCAAGGGTATAGGGTACCGTATTGGCATTTGCAATGGCGAATTGTGCAGGAACTGGTTGTTGGGTTGCGGCGTTTACCACACCTTGTGCTGCCGCAGCCATAGGGAACGCAAGTTGAGTTATCAGGCAGATACCCGCAGTTAAGCGGCGTAGTTTAATTCCCATCCCGCATAATATTTGTCGGTCATTTATTTCTTCTCCACTTCTCTTCTTCGTAGCCATGCTTACCTTCCCTGAACGAGCTAACATAAATGCGCCCTTTCTAGCACAGCGAAAAAATGTAAATCCTGATAGCAATATGATTGAAAATTAATAACTTTTCGTTAGGCAGTTTTGAGTGTGAGTTGCAAGAGGGGAGACTACTGAATAACTCAAGTTTTATAATCGAGGGGAAAATGGTGATGGCGTTCATAGCAAAACGCCCTCAACCATAAAGGTCGAGGGCGCTTAAGATGTTAAAAACCCGCTATCCGTTAAAAAACAATGTTCAACTAAGGTCAGTGACATTGCGCTAAAAAAGCGAATTTTTAGAATTTGGCTCCTCTGACTGGACTCGAACCAGTGACATACGGATTAACAGTCCGCCGTTCTACCGACTGAACTACAGAGGAATCGTGTGAACGGGGCGCATATTACTTAGCGGTACCTTGTCTGTCAACACTAAATTTCATAAGTCATTTCAATTGGTTAATTAATCTGCAAAGTTGTTAATTAATGAACATTCGTCGCCGAAAACGAGTCTGTATCATTAGTGCGATGCAGTCTCTGCAAAGGATCTTGTTGATAAAATTGGCAGAAACGTTGCCACAATGAAGGGAAACGAGGAGCAAAAAGTTCTGGGGCGCTAAAGAAATATTCAGAAAGTACGGCAAAACATTCAGCAGGATCACTGGCAGCATAAGCATCAATGCTCGCCGCATTCTCGCCAACCAATTCGATTTCTTCCTGAATGTTGTTCATTGCAGCATGAAGATCGTGTTCCCAGCCAGCAACCTCACGCAACGGAATAAAGGGAACTCCGCTGGCGCGATCGCCGTTACGGGTGTCCAGCTTATGAGCGACTTCATGAATAATCAGGTTAAAACCAGAAGCATCAAAAGAATCTTGTATATCCAACCAGTTCAAAACGATAGGCCCTTGCTGCCAGCTCTGACCTGACTGAACAATACGTTGGTTATGCACCAGACCGATATCGTCTTCCCATTCATCATCGACCACAAATGGCGCAGGATAAATTAAGACTTCATGAAAACCATCCAGCCATTCCAGTCCTAACTCCAGAACGGGTAGGCAAAATAGAAGTGCTATCCGGCAGCTTCTTAATGAATCCAGTTCAAAGCCCTGTAAAGGAACAAGCCGCTTTTGCTGTAAAAAACGTTCGGCAAGAGTGACTAATTTGCTTTGTTCCTGTTCCGTCAGACACGTTAAAAGGGGGATCGATAGTGCTTCCTGCCAGGGAAGGGCAGTTTGATGTGCTGATTCTTGTACTTTCCAGGGCCACTTAATCATCGTTTTGCTCGCAAACTCGTCACTTGAACAAAATTGCACGGACAGGGACTGTTAAAATGCCAAATTTCCTGGCATCATGGCAACCATCTGAACGGAGAGATGCCGGAGCGGCTGAACGGACCGGTCTCGAAAACCGGAGTGGGGGCAACTCCACCGGGGGTTCAAATCCCCCTCTCTCCGCCAAAATTCAATCACTTATACATCATTAAGTCAGTGACAAAAATCACACTTGGAATTACTTGGAATATTTTCTTGGAATATTTTCAGGTAACGGGACATCAAGTGTCGGTGAAACTTTAACCTTCCTGTCATAGATTAGCACTTGCCCCTCGGTTTTGTGACCAGAGAAAAGTTGCTTATCCCGACTGCTTCCTTCATAGTCTGAAATTCCTTTCGCCTTCAGATCATGAAAGGTGAAGTCGGTTAAAATACCTGAAATTTTGCCTGCGCGATTTCTTGCTTCTACCCACATTTCGTTAAAGCCTTTGTACATATATCGGTTGCCGTATTGATTACTGATTACATAGGCGGATGTTGGTAACTGTTTTGCTTTTTCGATCGCCGCCTGTAATCGTGGACTCCATGCTTTTATCTGTTTTTTTCCTGTTTTCCCTTGCTGGATAAAGATTCCGTCGTTTCCAATCTGCTCCCATTTCAGCGATAACACATCGGAAACCCTCGCTGCACACAGATAGGCAATTTCCATTGCGATAAAAACAGGAAGAGGTGCAACGCTTAATACTGCCTGGTATTCTTTGTCGGTTACATATCGTTCGCGGTTTTTGGCCTTGAATTTACTTACACCTGCACATGGGTTAGCCTTCACGTACCCTCGCTCATACCCCCAACTGTAAACGCGGGACATACTGCTTTTTTCATGGTTGGCTTGCGTTTTACTCTGTTCCCCTCTCTTGTCCATGTATCGACGGATGTGTTCTGGTTTTATGGAATCTGCCGGCACCTTACCGAATACGGCAAGCAACTTTTTTTGATGTTGCAGATAATCTTTTTGTGTTCTTGGACTGAGGTCACTGTAATAGGCGCTGGCGAGGAATTTTTCCCACAAGCGACCGAATGTCATTGCACGATCGCGATTATTTACAGTTTCCTCATACTTTTTCCATAAAGCAGCTAAACCATCCTTGATGGCGGTTAGTGTGACAGATTCTCTGGATGTTGGTTTCCATACATAACTATATTTATTTGGGTATACATTTGGAGGTAGTTTTTCGTGTTCAGGATTTTTCCTTCGTCTTCCCATTAGATTGCACCAAAATTCGGCTCTACCTCGCGTGGTGGTAAAGTTTTATTGCAGGTAAATAGATCCCGGCTGACAATCGGTTTGCCACTACGATTGGTATAGAACGGAAGCCCGTTTTCCGTTAACCATTTTCGCTGGTGGCTTGCATATTTGCAGCCCGTTAATATTAGCAATTCATCTTCGGTTAAAAATAAGTTGCTCATAGCTATATCTCATAACCGCCGCTAACTATATACGGTTAGCGGCAATTAGGGTTGAACATTAAAAATCAGCCTGACTCGGGATCAGTTTTTGCCAGATAACTGAAACGTATTTTGCCTGGTAACGGGCGTCATCAAGTGCATTATGGCGCTCACCTTCGAATGGAATAGCCGTTCTGGCATCGAAGTCTATGGCTTTCCCCAGCTCAACGATTGTGCGTACATCGCGATCGTTGTAGTAACGCCACGGGCAGGGGATCCCCTGCCGTTCGTATGAACGGCGCAAAATCGTGTTGTCGAAGTTGGCTCCATTTCCCCAGACCTGAACAAAAAATTCACCGGAGTTTTCGTCGATAAATTCCCGCAATTGTAACAGTGCATCATCTAACTGGATTTCATCGGTCATAATGGCAGATTGCGCTTCGCGTGATTGCTTAAGCCACCATTTAATGGTGTCCCGATCAATGACTCCGCCAGCAGTTTCCAGATCGATAGTCTTACTAAATTCCGGTCCCATATCTCCGGTTTGCGGATCGAAAAATATTGCACCTATTGAGATGATCGGGGCATCAGGATTTTTTCCCATGGTTTCAAGGTCGATCATTAGATGGTCACACGTCCTGCTGGTGGATGTGATTTCTTGATGACCGTTCACCTTAATTGAGTGATCTGCCGTCTCGCCAGTTTCATTATCGCTATCGTGATGCTGATTGCCGCCAGTGTTCTCCTTGTGTGGATGTTCAGCGCCTTCCATTTTCTCCGGATCATCTTCCTGAACTTCAACCTGATACTCTTCATCGAATGTTTCCTGGTATGTTGCGTCGCCCATCACCGCGCCACAATCAGGGCAGTTGCCGCCGCCGGTCTGACCGCAGGCGGTGCAGACTTTTTCCACTTCCTGTTGCGCCACTGGTTCAGGCTGTTTCGTTTCTGGCTCGTTTTGTAACGCATTTGGGCTGTTTTGTTCCGCTTTTTGGTAGTTCCGTTCCGATTCATGCTGGTTCTGGTTTACAGAATCGCGGGTCTGGATCCCCTTAACCCATTTCGGATCATTCGGGTCGCTAATCCCTGCAACAAATTCTCCGCGAGAGGCAGCAAGCAACTTATCGGCGTCAGGCTGGCTGATATTGGCTGCCTGCATAATTTTGTTTACTTCGTCAGCGGTAACTTTTACCGGCTCTGGTTGTGCGGTCGTGTCAGATGCACCAGTATTTTGTTGTGAACCTGAGTATGTACCGTTTTTGCGGGCGAAATATTCTTCTTTCGTGATTTCAGTAGCCCCGGCAGCCAGTGCCTTATCCAGACCAGAAAGTTTGTTTGCGCGACCGTATTTTTCGCCATCCTTGTCGGTGAAGAGGAAGTAGAACGGCCCCTCACGCTCTACAGATGGTTCGACTTCCACTTTGCATTCGGTTTTTTCGTTGTCCGGAATTGCCGTTTCCACTGCATCAGTTTCTGGTACTGGCGACGAGAGAGTATCAGTTGCGCTCTGATTTGTTCCTTCATCTTCAAACACGCCCTTTGTAGTCAGGTATTCAGTAATGTATTTGTTCAGTGCCACAGGGTCTTTGTGAATGTCGATCGGACGTTCACGGACAAGGCCAAAAATAGTCTGGCGGTCGTAGCGAAGGGCATCAGGCTGTTTGCGCATTGATGCCGAGATACGCTTCCAGTCTTCGCGGTAGTTGTCGATAACTTCATTTTTTGCCCAGCGATGGATGCTGCCGTCAATGTTTCCGGCATCCACATCACCAGGCCAGAGAGCGTAGGCCAGTTCGTCATCCAGTGTTTTCCATGTCTGCTTGTATTCGCGATGAATGGCAGCAATGACCAGGCTGATTTTTCCTGTTGAATTTTCAGTGTGCTGTTGATTGACTCTGGCGCGGGCGAGATCAACAACAGACGTGTATTTTCCGGTTTCCTTGCGTTCACCTTCGCGACGTTTTTTCCAGATGCGCATCTCTGCCTGAATTTCGGGCCATTTGGCACCAGGCTTACATTTATGCTTAACCCACCCGATGGCATGCAGCTTAAGCTCCGGATACATGGCGTTAACTTCTGGCATTTTCATCAACGCTTCAACGATATGTCCGTCGAATGTTGCCATGTCTTCCTGCAACAATTCCTGTGCGCTAATCACCATATCAACGGTGATGTTTTCACATGTGTCGAACTTAACCATGACAGCGTTCTGTACTTCAGGGGCCAGCTTGTCAAAAGTGACGTTCATCGGATCGGATTCAGTCTCAACCGGGACAAAAGAAGCAGAATCCTCATCCCAGCGGTTTTCCTGCATATATTCAGCATCCCATGAATCGAGGGCAGGGCGGGGTATGCCAGGTTTATCCTCGCAGACAATAAATTTATAAGCGCAGTCCTGAGCAGCCGGATAATGTTCCAGGAATTGCCAGTGAAATTTTGCTCGAGCACGGCGTTCGTCGCCAGCTTCAATGGCTGTGGCTACAGCCACAGCGCCTTCTTCCCTTGTTGCCAGTTCGTCAGGAATAGCGGCGCAAATAAAGACTTTACTCATTTGTTTTAACCTCATGACAGATTTAAGGATGAACAAATCCCTGCCATTGCTGGCATATAAGAATGAAACCGGATATTTATTACGGAACTGTTTTAAAGACCTGCCGGGATTTCGATATTATCCTAGTGAATAACTTTATCGACCGGGTAACAGTTACCGGGAATTTTCTGTTCGGTTGCTGCAGTCATACACTACTGCATTGTCCTGTGAACACTGACTGCAATATCAACTGGCTCTCCGGAAACAAGAAAAACTGTCAGAACAAGCACAAATGCTGAATTCATTGTGCACATCCTTTTGGCATCAGACGTAAACGAGCCAGCATTGAAACAATGCATATTTTATTTAATAGCTCCCGTTCTTGTTTTCTTTTGTTAATGGCATCTTCAGTAAATACTGGGTTACTGATAGTGACACCAATTTCAAAACAACCTTCAGACGTATTAACGTTTGGTAATAACGTTTTCATTATCGCGTCCTCAACAATGAATTTTGTGATGCAGTGCCTGGTGCCTCCAGGTGACGTTAACCAGTTAACAATTAACGCCGGATACAGAGAATCCACCCATAACACTGTTTTTGGTTTTAACTGTTCCGCGTGCGCTCAGCCGCATTCACCACATCACAAAATTCACTTTAAAAAGGGCGGCAGAGCAGTCACGGAGTAAAACTGATACCGCCAAACGTCACCAGAAAATTGATAACAGAGGGCGTTGCAGCGGGGTTGTCACTTAAGCGTATGGTCAACCTGACAACCCGGTGTCCTCAACGGGGGAAGGAATAACCCCGCCATACTTACCGCCGCGCCATTTCGCGGATTGCCACAACCGGAAGCGCACGGTCGACGAAAATTTAACGACAGGCTATCTATGAACCAGCTACCTCGCCGTGCGCTTTCGCGTTATGGTCTGACTTTTCAGGGAAATATCCTTTCAGTAAACTGTCAGTGCCGGATGCTCACCCGTGTCCGGCGCACGCACTCCACCTCATCCGTGGAGAACTCCTTAATTACCAACCTTAGCTTCGTTGGTTAGCTATTAACGCGGGTATGTAATCATTCTGGCAATGCTTAATGTCGCTGCTTTTTCCAGATTAGTGATATCCTGCTCCAGAGCGGACAGATTTTCAGCCTGCTTAGCCCTGGCTTCATTGGCCCATTTCAGATCCTGCGCTGCATTAATTTTCTGGCGCATCCACTCATAAAGTTCATCATCGGTATAGTCTGGCGCGATGATGACGGGTTCTCGTTTCTGCATACTGATTCCTCGCGGTGCTGTTTCGCTTATCAGCCGTTAGATTTTGCCGAACTGGAAAGTGCCTGTTTAAATTCGCTGAAGCTGAGAGCTTCTTCGCCTTCGGCAAGACCTTCGAAGTATTCTTCGTAAGCCTTTTCCATGATTGTGTCGAAATCCATATCACCCACCTGAATTTCTTTCCAGCCAGCGACGCGCTCCAGATTCGGTTTTAAACGTTTTGCTTTTGGTATACGTCATCGCGGTGAACGTACCGTCCTGGTTGGGGAACACGCCACATACCAGAGATTCGCTGTTGCCAAGATCGATAGTATCCATGTTGACCTCATTTCCCCTTAACGCCGGGGTAGCGGAACTGTTTGCTGAGAACACCGTGCGGTGTCTTGATGGATCGTAATTTAGTTTTCTCATGAATATTGGTCAAGTGCTTTTGATGATAAAACTCAATATTTAATGCAAAATAAAGCCAATACATTGAAATGTAAGGCTTTAAAATTTGTGAAGGGGGGTTATTGATGTTTGTTACGTTTGCGAGCTTCTAGTAGCTCGGTGAATAGGCGATTAAAATTCTCAACGCGGGCACGGAGTTCGCTGATTTGTGCTTGCTGCTCTGATTTTGGAAGTGCGCGATACAATCGCAACATCTCCAACTCATCTTCCGATAAGTCTAAGGCGCTGTTGAGTGCAACTGGTGGATCTGGTGTTTTATCCTCGTCACCAAACAGTATCCAAGTTGGTGAACATTGCAATACCTCAGCCAGGCGATGCAAATTTTGCCCGCGCGGGGCTGTATGGTCGCTTTCCCATAGTGAAATTGATGAGCCAGATACGCCAGCAGCTTTGCTTAAATCGTTTTGACTTAAACCAACCTGTTTGCGTCTTTCTCTAATTCGTTGACCTAAAGTTTTCTCGTTCATATTTAGATATCTTAATAACCCTTGACTTGAGATTCCTTGAGTGATTACTATTGAGAAAACTCAACTTTGGAGGGGTAATGTTTAAATCAGACGTAATTAATTTTTATGGGACGAAAGCCAAAGTAGCGAAAGCTGCTGGTGTTGATCCATCTGCTGTTTCTCAATGGGGGGAACTGGTTCCTGAAGGTCGCGCGATGCGCCTGCAAGAGGCATCCGGCGGGGAACTTCAGTACGACCCCAAAGTTTATGACGAATATCGTAAGGCAAAGCGGGCGGGGCGGTTGAACAATGAAAATCACCCCTGAACAGGTTTGTGAGGCTCTGGATGCCTGGGTATGCCGACCAGGAATGACACAGGAGCAGGCGACGATATTAATCACGGAAGCATTCTGGGCTCTGAAAGAACGCCCGAACATCGATGTTCAACGCGTCACGTTTAATGATGGCGAGGTTGATCAACGGGCGCTGTGCGTTAACCGGGTGAAGATATTCGAACGCTGGAAAGCTATCGACACCAGGGATAAGCGGAAAAAATTCACGGCGCTGATTCCGGCAATTATGGAGGCTATCCGAATTAGTGATTTCAGGCTGTATCGTGAGATCAGTGATGGAAAAAGCATTACGTACATGATCGCCGGATTAAACAAAGAATATGGCGATGTGGTGGAGTCCGGGCTGCTTTTTGCGGATCCATCTGTTGTGGAACGTGAGACTGACGAGCTTATAGAAAAAGCTATTGCTTTCAAGCATGCGTATCGTCAGCAATATCAATATTACTTTGCAGATAAACAAATGTCTGCCAGGGGTTCGTATGAGTATCGATGCACTACGATGGGCTAAAAAGGTGAAAACCGGCAGTTCATCCAGTAAGTCTGTATTGACCTGGCTTGCTGATATGTGCGGTGCCGATTTGTGTGCATACCCGTCTGTATCTGCACTGGCAGAAGTAACGGAACTGAACAAAAAGACTGTGCAGGACAGCTTACGACACCTGATGGAGATTGGGTTAATTGTTGATACCGGTGAGAGAAAAGGCAGAACAAAGCAAATTGTGGTGTACCGACTTATCGGTGTAGAAGAAAGTGTTGCCGAGCCTGAATACACCCAAAAACGGGAGTCTTTAAAGGTGGGTAAAATCGGTGCTGTTAATAAAAACAGTACCGAAAATGGTTATGTTTCAGCACAAAACAGACCCAAAAACGGAACTCTTAGCTGCATGGAAAATAACCAAAGACACCCAAATTTTCCATCAAAGACACCCAAAAACGGATCACGGAACCCAAAGGAACCCAAAGAGCTAAACCCCACACATAACGCACGCGAGAGTGCTCCGACCAGTGAGCAGAAAGTTTTGTCGTTACAGGCTGCACCTCCTGTATTCCTGGATGGCCTGAGCGAACCCATCGAAAAATTTCCGATGACCGATAGCTGGTATCCGTCACGGGATTTTCGACGACGGGCTGCGTTGTGGGGGATGGCTTTGCCGGAGACAGAATTCACACCTGCTGAACTTGCCGCCTTCCGGGACTACTGGGCTGCTGAGGGGAAAGTGTTTACGCAGATTCAGTGGGAGCAGAAATTCGCCCGTCACGTAAATCACGTCAGGGCGCAGGTTAAACCAGTCAGCAAGGGGGTAAACCATGCAGCAGCACCAGGTGACACCGCATCACGGGCAGTTCAGGAAATTCGGGCAGCACGTGAGCAGTGGGAACGTGAAAACGGATTTATCAGCGACGGAAACGGCCTGGAAGCTGTGGGAACTCATGGGGGAGGTTTATTCGAACCGCTGGACCCAGAAGAACGGGGCCGCACCTTCGAAGCTCTGGATTGCACAGATTGGTGCGATGACTGAGCAGAAAATCCGACAGGTCTGCCGCCAGTGCATGGACCGCTGCCGGGCGGGTGAAACATGGCCTCCGGACCTGGCTGAGTTTGTGGCGCTGATTTCTGAAAGCGGAGCCAATCCATTCGGTCTGACGGTGGATGCCGTGATGGAGGAGTACCGTCGCTGGCGCAACGAGTCCTGGCGATACGACGGGAGCGATAAATACCCGTGGTCTCAGCCTGTGCTGTATCACATTTGCCTCGAGATGCGTTCAAAGGGGATTGAGCGGCAGATGACCGAAGGGGAGTTAAAACGGCTTGCAGAACGGCAGCTGACGAAATGGGCAAAGCATGTTAGTAACGGCCTGAGTGTTCCGCCAGTCCGGCGACAACTGGCGGCACCCAAACGCCCGTCGGGGCCAACGCCAATTGAGTTGCTGAAACAGGAATATGAACGCCGGAAAGCGGCTGGGCTTGTCTGAGTTGAGAAGTAATTTTTACCGGGAGGAAATTTATGGAGACTGTTTTTGACGCACTGAAAGCAATGGGAAAAGCCACATCCATAGAACTTGCTGCGCGCGTGAAGAAGTGCTGAACGAACTATGGGAACTGAAAAAGGCTGGTTTTGTTGATAAAAGCGCGTACACCTGGCGTGTGGCTGATAACAACGTTCAGCAGGAACAGCCAGCGCAGGCAGAACTGCCGGAAGAAACCACCACAATGAGTGAAGTTATGCAGCGCATACTGGCATTTTATCAGGGAAATGTTCGATATTTTAGACGTTACTAGATTAAAGAGCATTAGTTCAGATGTGAATTGACATTGTGTGGCACAGGGTTGGGCTAGCGTGGGGGTTTGCTTTGTGTAAGAAACGGATGCTCTGCAAATTACTACTAATGCTTAATGTTAGTCTGATCTGCTCCCCGATGATTAATACACCGCTATGTTAGTAATGTCTGTAGATCGCTGTGTGTTGCATCCATCGGTTGACCCCACAGTCCAAACCAGACTGTCAGCTTTGATTCGATTCTATCTACTCAACCTGTCAGGTAATGTCTGAGCTAATACACAGAGTACGGCTATCGCGAACTTTAAGCTAGGTATCTGATACGCACCGTTCACTTGGTTGTACTTCTTGCACTGACTAGCTATCGTGCGCAGTTATTTATAGGTAATCTCCAGTGTATAATTTTCCAACTTATGGGAGATTGTAAAACAGGAGGAATATATGAGGAAAAAATCGTTTGGACGTTGCCCGTTTGATTTCGACGAAGATGTAAAAAAAATAGCCGCGATAAATAAATATATCCATGCGAAATTTGAGAGGCATAAAAATAAAATAGATAACCTAAAGGGGGTGGAACAAAAATTGATGGTTTTACATTACTTTAATGTACTGAATGAACTTAGTAATCAGGCTATATTTTCTTTGAGTACCGGAGCCTTTTCAGCATCGGAAGTATTAACTAGAGTTATAATGGAACAGGCTGCCAATCAATTTTATATAGCAATTGATGATGGAAAAAATGCACAAGCATTACTCAAGGGTAGTAAGAAATTAGTTCATAGTAATGGGAAACGGTGGCTGGAGTGTTTAAAATCCAAAGAAATGACTAATCCAGCAGCAGATGAAAGGATTCGTATCGGAAAAGAGCTAACTGATATGTTTAATAGATTGTGGCCAAATACACCTGAATATCCTGGAACCAAAAAGCTTTTCGAAGTAATTGGCTGGGAAACACACTATCATGCCTATTACGTCCCTCTTTGTGATTCAATACATACATTCTCTGATGATATGGCAAATATAGTATCTCTATATAATGCAATCCAAAGCGATAAAACTACTGCTATCGAACTCACTCTTGCAGTTAAACAAGAAAATAAACGGCTGGCAATTTATAATGTCGTAATTGCTATTGGCCTACGGTGTGAGGCCTTAGTAAATGTATTTAACTCTTTAGGTTATCGAGATATTATAACTGAAATGGCGCCAACAATAGATGCAGTCAACCAGATTATAATTCGATATGATGATTTCGAACATTCCAGAATTTTTTATTGTCAATAATTAATTGGCAGAATTCGTACATGCACAACAACTAGTTATAGTTGACCTATTTCGCTCTTGAGAGACAACCATACTCAAATCTTCCACATTGCAGGAGATTTGAGTATGAATACGTCACCGAGGAACAAAGACAGTATCATAGGCCCAAAAAGACCACTTCAGATATCTCATATCTGGGGGCTCCAAATCCGGCTTGAACTGGAAGGTAAAACGCGTGATTTAGCTCGGTTTCAAGCAGAGCTACGGTGTTGCAACTGAAAAACTGGCAGTCCTATCCAATTTGAGATAACCAAAGGGACAAGAGAAGCTGTTTCTGCATTGATAAAGCTTGGCAATTTACGCAGTAAAGACTACTTGTTCCGATCTCGGGTCGGTACTAACCAACACATATCAATCCTGCAATATAACCGAATCTTTCATAGGGGGGAGAAAAGCTTGGTCTCGAAGATTCGCTTTACAGCACACATTCCATGAGAAGAACAAAACCTTGCCTTGTCTGCAAGAAAACTAAGAATCTCCGGGTGATCCAACTTCCGTTGGGCCATAAGAAAACGGAAAGCACAGTTCGTTATCTGGGTATAGAAGTTGATGATGCATTAGAGATCTCTGAATCGATCGAAGTCTAAAGCTGTCAGGGCTGCAGCAGCAGCCCTGTGCCAAGAGCGTACCAATATATGTCTCAAAAAATTGGGCACAGGTCAATATCAATACCAACAACTCTGATTGTGCTCATGTGATTTACTCCTGTAGAAAACGCAGACAGTAAAAATATTTCACTGGCTGCTTCAGACAGGGCGTCCATCATATCATTACATAACAATAGCGGGGCACGATATCTAGACATGCAGCAACGATGGACATAGAATGAGTACAATCAAAAGCATGTTTAACTACTTTAATTTAAAAATCTTAGAATCTTAGGTGTAGAGTTCAATACTTAGTTACATACCCTTTTGAAAGCATCACAAATCATAACTATGAGCCTGTTAAAGGCATAGGTATTCTTAATTAAGAGCATTTTAATGAGAGAAAAATAAAATGAAAAGACTATATTATACCCATCATGATAGTCGAACCTTAAAACTTGCTATAGAAGGTGATGTTTCTGATAATGCGAATATTTTTACAGTAATTGTAGGTAAAAATGGCGTTGGAAAAAGCAGATTGTTATCTCAGATTGCTAAAGACTGTATTCAAGATATTCATTTCTTGAAAACTTTTAATCCATTATTTGACAGAGAAATAACACCAAAGTTAATTGCCGTATCTACCAGCCCATTCGATAAATTCCCTCCAGGGCGTAGGTCATTAAATCACCAAAGGAAAGAAAATAATTATCGCTATGTGGGTATGCGTGGAGAAGGCCCCTTCGGCGTATCAAATGCCGTATCCCTTTTATCTTCAGCAGCGAGAGGTTGGCTAGAGAAACTTGCTTATTCAGAAAATCCTGCAAATTTACTCGATGTTTTTCATTCTATTGATTTTGAGCCCCATATAGAGTTTGTATTTAAACCAACTTACAACGGACCGGACACTCCTGACTATAACTTCATTGGTGTATATTCAGATGAGATATTAACGGAAGTTAAGGAGTTATATTTAAAATACAATATAAAAATTGACAGGAAGAATATTGAGAGTCTCTTAAAGTTAAACTCCGAATCACGTCATGATATTTACGAAGCACTGGTTGAAATTAATCGATTTGAACCTGAACGTAGGGCTGTAACCTTGTCAGTCGATTTTACCAATGGTGAAACATTGGTTGGCTCGACTTATGCGAATAATTATTTTTCTAGATCAATTCTTAAACTTATGAACGCTGGCTTCATGAGATTGATGGATATGCGACTCATAAAAAAAAGCTATGGTCCCATGTCACTTAAACGTGCGAGCTCGGGAGAACAATGTTTATTAGTGATGTTGCTTGGAATTGCAGGGCATATAACTGATGGTTCTATAATACTAATTGATGAACCGGAAATAAGCTTGCATCCTCGATGGCAGGAAGAGTTTATCATTATGTTAACAAAAGCATTTTTAACTTACTCAGGTTGTCAATTCATAATTGCAACTCATTCACCACAAATAATATCCAATTTGCCGAATAAAGGTTGTTATATAACATCTTTGTCGAAAAGTTATCTTTATAAAGCAAAATACTTTAGCAACCGGTCTGCAGACTATCAACTTGCGGAACTATTTGATGCCCCTGGCATTATGAATGAATACATTGCCAGATTAGCTTTCAATTTACTTTCAAAAGTTAAGACTGCTAAGTTAGTAACAGATGATAATTGGCGTGAATTAAAACAACTCCAGCTTCTCCTTGAAAACGTTAATAGTAATGACCCTATTAATGAACTCGTAAATTCCGTATCTCAGGTGTGTGAAATTTATGCCAAAAATTAAAAATCCAATTAGATTCAGCGCAGAGTCATTAGATATTATTGAGAAAAAATTGTCTTCTCCAGATTTTAAGCATACCAACTGGGGAGATGATGATTTGCAAGTTCTCCGTGCAGAAATTAGAAATCATTACAGAGAAGAACAAAAGCTAGAATGTGTATATTGTCATGAGCCTATTGGGGTAAGAGCTGCACAAGCTGCTCCTATAGAGCATATTGTGCCAAAATCTCAATATCTATGTTTTATTTTTGAACCTAAGAATCTATGTGTAGTATGTCCTGACTGCAATGAATTCAAAGGTAAAAATGAAGTGTTATTTGAACCCGTAATAAATGGGGGGCGGCGCAAAAACTATCCAACTGCATCTGCATCATTTCGCATCGTTCATCCACATATAGATGATTATGAGATGCATATTATAAAAGCAAATCGTGTTTATGTGGACAAAACACCTAAAGGGCACTATACCATTGGAATATGTAAACTAAATAGATTTTTTCATTATTTTGGGATGTGTGATGAATTTGTTAATGATGCAAAAATTGCTGAGGCAAATGAAAATTTTTTCAAAAAAGGTAGTATTACTACTAATGAATTATTGGATGATGACATTCATTTGATTTAACTATGAATTATTATATTGTAAAGTAATCAGGTAAGATATGTTAGACAGTGAGACTATTGCCTTACAGAATTCATTATTCTTATGGATCGCCTTTCTGACTGATTTCATATTGGCGGGGTAACGGGAGTTAAGTAGAATGGCTGCGGGTGCTTGAGGCTATCTGTCTCAGGCATGAACACCAAAGGCAGATAGAGAAAAGCCCCAGTTAACATTACGCGTCCTGCAAGACGCTTAACATTAATCTGAGGCCAATTTCATGCTAGACACATGTAGGTTAGCCTCTTACGTGCCGGAAGGCAAGGAGAAGCAGGCTATGAAGCAGCAAAAGGCGATGTTAATCGCCCTGATCGTCATCTGTTTAACCGTCATAGTGACGACACTGGTAACGAGGAAAGACCTCTGCGAGGTACGAATCCGAACCGGCCAGACGGAGGTCGCTGTCTTCACAGCTTACGAACCTGAGGAGTAAGAGACCCGGCGAGGGAGAAATCCCTCGCCACCTCTGATGTGGCAGGCATCCTCAACGCACCCGCACTTAACCCGCTTCGGCGGGTTTTTGTTTTTATTTTCAACGCGTTTGAAGTTCTGGACGGCGCCGGAATAGAATCAAAAATACTTAAGTAGCGCGCAGGGATAAGAGGGATGGTCCCTTAAAGGGGAGAGCTAATTATCCGGAAGGATTCTGATGATGAACATCGAAGAACTGCGTAAAATTTTTTGTGAAGATGGCCTCTATGCTGTGTGCGTTGAAAATGGAAATCTTGTTAGTCATTACCGCATTATGTGTTTGCGAAAGAATGGGGCTGCGTTAATTAATTTTGTGGATGGTCGAGTGACAGACGGATTTATCTTGCGCGAAGGTGAGTTTGTCACTTCATTACAGGCACTGAAAGAGATCGGAATAAAAGCAGGCTTTTCAGCTTTTGCAGAAGAATAAACTCATCTACAATCTTGCGCGGGGCTGAACTCCCGCTGAGTAACACCGTGCCACCGGAGAAAACCGATGGCACGCAACGTAAAATATTACAATTCTGATAATTCGCCCGTTCTTGCCTGCACGCACGAGCGGTATTCTCACGCATTCAAGTCTGAATGGTTCCAACACCCTCCATGTACTGAAGAGCAGGCTGAATGGACAATTCAGTGTTACCGCAGGCGCGGATACGAGGTTAAGAAAGCCCTTAGTCTCGACTACCGTCACTGGATAATCTCCGTCAGGCTTCCTTACTCTGAACGCCCACCGCGTCCGTCTCGCACATTCCAGCAACGCATCTGGAGGTAACGTGCGGGTATTACTTCGACCTGTTCTGGTACCGGAACTCGGGCTGGTGATCGTTAAGCCGGGCCGTGAATCCATGCCAGTATTCCACAATACCCGGGTATTGATGGAGCCGGAACCGAAAAGCATGCGTAATCTGCCGTCCGGGGTCGTTCCTGCCGTTCGCCAGCCGCTGGTGGAAGACAAAACATTGCTGCCGTTTTTCAGTAACGCACGGGTGATTCGTGCTGCTGGTGGTGCTGGTGCATTGTCTGACTGGCTGTTGCGCCATATTAAATCCTGCCAGTGGCCACACGGCGATTATCATCACAGCGAAACTGTCATTCACCGTTATGGTACCGGCGCAATGGTGTTGTGCTGGCACTGCGACAACCAGCTGCGTGACCAGACATCCGAATCACTCGAGCAACTTGCTCATCAAAACCTGTCAGCATGGATGATTGACGTCATCGGTCACGCAATAAGCGGTACGCAGGAGCGTGAATTATCTTTGGCTGAATTATCCTGGTGGGCGGTCCGCAATCAGGTGGCGGACGCGCTACCGGAAGCGGTATTACGTCGTTCGCTGGGGGGGCGTGCGGAAAAAATCCGCTCAATGTACCGTGAAAGCGACATCGTGCCGGGAGAGCAGACCGCCACCAGCATACTGAAGCAGCGCACAAAAAATATTGCGCTACCGCCTCACACCCACCAGCAACAGAACCCACCACAGGAAAAGACGGTGGTCAGCATTGCCGTTGATCCGGAGTCTCCGGAATCCTTCATGAAACGACCTAAACGTCGCCGCTGGGTAAATGAGAAATACACACGCTGGGTAAAGACACAGCCGTGTGCGTGTTGTGGTAAGCCAGCGGACGATCCTCATCATCTGATTGGTCATGGTCAGGGCGGAATGGGAACAAAATCCCACGATATTTTCACGCTACCGCTGTGTCGGGAGCATCACAACGAGCTTCATGCGGATCCGCTGGCGTTCGAAGAAAAGCATGGTTCCCAGGTTGATTTAATTTTTCGTTTTCTTGATCACGCCTTTGCAACCGGCGTGCTCGGGTAAAAGAGGTTACTGATGCGTATAGAGTTTGTTTTGCTTTACCCGCCGACGGTGAACACCTACTGGCGACGTCGTGGCAGCACATATTTTGTATCAAAAGCCGGTGAGCGTTATCGCCGGGCTGTGGCGCTTATTGTTCGCCAGCAGCGGCTGAAATTAAGCCTGTCCGGAAGGCTGGCGATAAAGATTATTGCCGAGCCACCGGATAAGCGTCGCCGTGACCTGGACAATATTCTGAAAGCGCCGCTGGATGCGCTGACGCATGCGGGGTTGCTAATGGACGATGAGCAGTTTGATGAAATCAATATCGTTCGTGCTCAGCCAGTATCTGGTGGACGTCTGGGGGTGAAAATTTACCCCATAATGCTTGAAGGGCAGGTCAAAAAATGAAACTGGAAGATTTACCGAAATACTACTCCCCAAAATCCCCCGGCCTGACTGATGCATCGGCCTCAACGTCGAAAGATACGCTGAGTATCACTGATGTGATGGCCGCGCAGGGCATGACACAGAATTGGGCTGAGATGGGGTTTTCTGCGTTCCTTGGGAAAATGGGCATTAGTATGAATGACAGAGAGCGGGCAACAGAATTGCTGACAGAATATGCACTCAGTCGGTGTGATCGCGTGGCGGCGTTAAGAAAACTCCCGGCAGAAATAAAACCGGCAGTGATGCGTATTATGGCTTCGTATGCGTTTGAAGATTATGCCCGTAGCGCGGCGAGCAAAAAACAGTGCCCCTGTTGTCACGGAAAAAAATTTATTGAAAGCGAGGTTTTTACAAACAAGATCCAGTATCCGGATGGTAAGCCGCCAGTGTGGGCAAAGTGCACAAAAGGCGTGTATCCGTCTTACTGGGAGGAATGGAAAAAAGTCAGGGAGGTGGTAAAAGTTGCCTGTCCGGAGTGTGGAGGGAAGGGAGAGGTATCCACTGCCTGTAAAGATTGTCGTGGGCGCGGTGTTGCCATTCATCGTGAAGAGTCGGTAAAACGTGGTATGCCTGTTATCAGAGACTGCCAGCGTTGTGGTGGTCGTGGCTATGAAAGATTACCTTCAACGGAGGCATTTAATGCCATATGTAATGTAACCGATGCCATATCTCTTGATACATGGAAAAAAACAGTTAAACGTTTTTACGATACGCTGGTGGTGCAGTTTGATATTGAAGAAGCATGGGCAGAACAACAACTGAAAAAGGTGACCAGATAGCTTTGTTGATTTTTCCCGAATCTGTGGTAAATTTGCCCTAACGATGGGCGTTTTATGCCTGACGTTAGAAGATTTTTTACACCCGTCGCCAGGCGGGTTTTTTTATGACTGAAATCACGCCAGTACAGTAAACGCGCTGGTGGTTGTGAATACCGGTCTTTCAGCTTGCTGGCTTTTTCGACAAGAGTTATTGGTGTGTCACGTTAACCGGAAAAAGGAAAGTTTGAGAAACGCGATCTGGCACAGGCGGTTATTAATGCTGCCTACCTGGTGGCCTGTGCAGATGGTGAATGTGAGGCTTCCTAGAAAGCGAAGATCGAACAGGTACTGCGTAATCAGCCTGCGCTGTCCGCGTTTACGTCAGAAATTAATGCGATTAGCGCAACCATTATCGGTCAGCTGGATACGAACTTTAAAACTGGTCGTCGTGCGGCGTTACGTGAGATCGAGGATGTGAAACACGATACGCGTGAAGCGGAAGATGTGCTGGATGTGGCGGTGGCCATTGCGGAGGCAGACGGCGAAATTGAGCCGGAAGAGCGCAAGGTGCTGGAAGAGATTGCCGGTGTTCTGGGTCTTCGTCTGGAGAATCACCTGTGACGGTAAAACTGCGCCTGGCTGTGGCTGCACTCCTGCTGTTTCTGGTGGTGATGGTGGATTTCACCAGCAGAATCATGTCGGTGCTGGCGGATGGGGTGCTGGTCTGCGGCATTATGGTATTGCTGTGGCCGGTGATAAAAAGAAACAGCCTGCATAATGCTTGATTTTTTTGTTTGCTGTTTATTAAAAACACTTCTGCATGGTGAATCCCCCTGTGCGGTGGGGCAATCAGCAAGAAGGAATATGGGGTAATCGCGGATTCAGGTGCTGATACTGAATTCACCGGGAGGCACCCGGCACCATGCTTTGCCACAAAAGTGTTATTTCTGTTTTTCTCAAACTATCATCGTTATCCCTTTATTTTCGGCTGCGCATGGCGCGGCTTTTTTTTTACGACCAGCCACTGGCAGATGGTCATCCTGTGATTTGATTCCGCTTCCGGCTTTTTAACTCTGTTCCTCTACACGGGAGAAATTCGATGTCGATTAAACATTATGATGTTGTCAGGGCGGCGTCGCCGTCAGACCTTGCGGAAAAGCTGACACACAAACTGAAAGAGGGCTGGCAGCCATACGG